ATATCTATCTTTCGTTTTGAATATATAGTCACCTTCAGGCAATGTATCTTCCCAGATCTTTTCAGCATTATACCCAAACTCTTTATTGAGTTCATCATATATATTTCTCTTTGTATAATTGTTCTAATACCGTTGAATCTTACGGTCTACTGATAATGGATTCTTTTTCTTGTCTTGGGTACGTGACGCATATATTACATAGTCAGCATTATGTGAAGATGCAAGTTTTTTACTACTTTGAATAGGAGTTCATGTCCAGTAGTCGGTGGATTGAATCTGCCAAAGGCAAACACCACACTTTTTGAAGGCAATTCTTTGATTAGCTGTCTGTAATTCTTCATTTAATCCATCTATATAATATTGCGGTAATATATTATTTATACATCATAATGACTCAATTAACTTAATTCTTTAATTGTGAATGCAAACCATACATCTAATTTAGTAGCATTATCTACACGTCTCATACATAAAGTTAACATATTTGGGCTTCCTCCACCATGTAAATCCGCTGGACCTTCATCACCACTGGTGTTTTTACCTATAATAACTCCACTATGCCGCATATATGTTCCATTTGGTACAGTAAAGGTATTACCTTGATTACTAGAGTATATATCTTGATAAACACGATATTGACTATGCACGCCAAATGTAGTCCAAGCTGGAATGGCAGCACCAGAAATAGTTAGTGGACCTTCATACCACTCATAGATAATTGTACTTTGATTGGCATTATTATTACCAATTTCATATTCAATAATTTCAATTATATCAGCAGCATTTGCACTACCATTTTGAAAGCTAACCACTGGTCGCATAGTATTGTCCATTGTCCAACCACGATTAGTATTGGTAGCATGATTATTGAATGCATATAAATCGCCAGCTGGTTCTTCAGCAATTACTGTAATGACATTAGTGATTGTAGCATTTACATTACCACTAACTGGTATTGGGTTACCTACATCATTAGTAATTTCTACCGTTCCTGATACTGGTTGAGTTGCTGGAAAGTTATCAATAGAAATATGTTCTAATGCCGATAAAGTATTAGTATCTAATGCAACTGTTCCTGATACTGGTATTGGATTACCAACATCATTCTTAATCTCACCATCATAGGGTTTAAACAAATATGTCATACAATTCTCCAACCATTTCTATAAATTAATTGTGTTCCACCATTATTGATTTGAATAATGAAACCGCCTGCATCATTATCTACATTGCCAACTACTGTAATAGGATTTGTTTCTGCATTACCAGATTCATCTTTGATGATTAACATTCTACCTGAACTAGGAGTAAGAGGTAATATAATTGTTACTGGACCAGCATAGTTAACACCAACATAATAATCAGAGTCATTTACTGAATATGTTGCAGTAGTAACTAATGTCGTTGTGTAAACAATATCATGTGGATTTACTTCAGCAAATTCGAATTTCTTTGATGTATTATTATATCTCATGTAGCGCATATCGTAAATACTAGAACGATCTACGTCATCTAACCATCTGAGATTTACTTCACCACCACCAGGACCTGCCATAGAAACTTTAGTTAACCAATTCTCCATATATTGAAGTTTATCGGTTATAGCTTTCATTTCAGGATTTACTTTTTGTAATTTTGGTTGATTAAATAAATCAACATTTGTTTTGAATAATTTGTCATATGTAGCAGGATTTAATAATTTATTTTGCTTCGTTGCTTCTATAATCAATAATTCTTCAGTTATTTCAGGAATAGATTCTTCTGAAACTTCTTCTAACATAATTGGAATAATTTCGTGTTCAAAAATTGATTCAATTTCAGGAATAGATTCTTCTTCAACAATTTCTATTTTTTCTTCTTTTGATTGGAAAATAGATAAAAATTCTTTTTCGTTTATTTTATCTATTTTCTTTTGTTTCTTTTCTTTTTCTTTTTCAGTTTTAATTTCTAATTCTAAAATAGAAAGAAATGAATCTCCTTTAAGATTATCAAAAAGAGAAGAAAATTTTGGTGGATTAAGAATGATCTCTGTTTGTTTAGTAACATTCTCTAATTCTTTTTTCCCTTCAGATACAATTTCTAGAAAATCGTTTAAATCGTTCATTAATATTATACCAATATTCGTGTTTATATTAATATTTAGTCATTGAAAAATTGTATTTACTAAATAGAGGGAAGTACAATGGTTTTTAATATAGGAGTAAAATGATGGACGATATTGCAGGTAAAGTGTTATATATATTTCATAGACTAAGAGAACCTTCATCTCATGCTGCGATTTGTGGGTTATTGGCATTAATAGGACAACATATCCCTGATGAAACTTGGAATGCAACTATAAATGGATTAGCTGTATTGTTTGGTATTGTTGGTGTGTTTGTAGCTGAATCGACACCTAAAACAAAGGTAGATGGATTTTAATAAAAATTGGCTTTGTATTATTATGTTTGGACTATTAATTGATAGTTGTACATACAGATTAGCACCAGATACAACTGTTAAATGTAAACCAGATGTACATTTAAATAAAGATTTAAACTTATTAAATTCTGATGGTACAGCAAATTTAGATACAGCACATATCATGCCAGGATTTAACTGTATATTTTAGAAAATATATATTATGAGTAATTTGGAAGGAAACAAAATCCCAATTCTAGATTGAAAGGGAAAATGGAAAGAGACAGGACTGTAGACTTTAAAAGGATGTTAAAAGAAAGTAAGAGAAAACAATATTCAAAGAAAAATAAATCACAAAATGGAATTAATATAGATTTTGATCACGAAATATTATCTTTTATTAGGTCTTTATTTAAATGATAGAAGGGGAGCATAAAACTCCCCTCTTTTTTTACTTAGAATTTAGATTATTAATTCTACGTTGAATTTTATCTTTATCTTTCGGTCTTGAAGATTTATCTCGAAGTTCAGATAATTGTGTTAATGTTAAAGGTTTTAATTTAATTCTATCATTTCTTGTTCTTAAAGGGTTTCTTTTTCTAATTGCCATATTATTACTCCGTTGCTTCATTAAAATCATCATCAATGTCAACATGTTCCAATAAATCCTCAAACATATCGTTAACAATCTTATATGAATTTTTGGTCTTTTTACATATTATACCAAAAAATCCACATTCTATTAATCCACCAATATAATGCCATGGATTTCCAATTATCGCTTCAAACATTTCTAACTTAGAAATAGAACCATCCGACATTTCGTTATATGTTATAACATGATACTTCAATCCTAATTCATGTGTTTCAATTGGTTTTTCTTTTTTCTTATATGTAAATGGAGCTACATCTAATTCATCATTGTCATCTAATGTAAATTCAAATCCATCATGTTCTTCTTCGCTATAAACTTCTTTTAAATACCGTTTCAATATAGAACACTCCTGTGAGTATGTTTTTATTATATTTATTTAAAATTCGTCAATACATTCCAACAACATATTCAATCTGTGTTTGATAAAATATTTCATTATTGCATTTTTTGAACCAGTTTGCTCTATATCATATTCTTCAACAATTTTTGATTTGATATCTTGAGGGATCATAGTCAAATCAATTAATAATTTATTTCTTTGAATATTTCTATAATAATCAATTCCTGGATTACTAAAATCCTCAGTTAATAATTTTTCTTTAATTTTTGCTGTTAATCGTTTTTGTCTAATATTAAGAACAAATACATCATCATTTGAAAGGCAACTAGGAATACCATCACCCTTATCTCCTGTTAAAATCTTTTCTTTTAATTCTAAGTGCGGATCAGCAGATTTAACAAATACTTTCAACATAGGATTAAATTGTTTTACATTTGGATATTGATGTAATTGTTTAAAATCACCATCAGAACTAATAATAAGAACTGGTTGATGAACAGATAATCTTGGCACCAATGTTCCAATCACATCATCAGCTTCAGCACGTTCTACTTCTATCAATTTATATGAAAAGGTTTCTTTTAGATCTGATTTAACTTCTGTCATAACTTCAAATAACAATTCCCAATCAATATCAGAATTTTCTCTGCTCTTCTTTCTTCCAGATTTGTAATAAGGAAATACTTCTTTCCTCCAATACTTTCTAGAATCACAAGCAATTACAATTTCGTTGTAATCTCTTTTAAATTTAAAAACAATAGCTCTAATAGAATTTAATATTAGATGACGACATAAGTCCTTATCCATCGTTTTAGTTCTTGTAGAAGCCATTGCAGATTGTATACCACCAATAACAACCTGCGAAAAATCTATAATCATCACACCCATACTATACCTTATTCATCAATTTTATGTTTACTTTATAATATTATACTATAGATTCATATATTAGTCAAGCACATTTATCCACACAAATAATTTTGTACAGATTTGACTTGTAATACTTGATTCTCATTAACATATCCATAAATCATCCTTCCACTCGAAAGTGTGTGAACAATACTTGCATTCTGTAATGTTTCGTTTACCCTAACATCATTAAATCTCAATTTTAATTCAGTAAGTTCTTGTTGTGTAAATTCAGGTATCATAACGACTCCAATTCTTGTGTATATAAAGTTAAGTTTGTGGTTTCTAACAATTCAGCCTTTCTTTCGGATAAATTCTTTAATGAAGTTTTTAGTTGATCAATTTTATCTTTTGTCAAATTATATATTTTTAATTCCAACATATTAATGTTAAATGATTCTTTTTTAAAGATTTCAATTAATTCTATTTTATTAGCGTTTCTAAATAA